TCAGCACAGGACGACGATATCGCCATCGGCTACCCGTTCAGACAGAGCGGTCAGCTTGCCGATGCCCTCCCGTAGAAATCGGCTGAGCTGCTCGATGCACTCGCGCTGGTCCTTAGTGAGACTGAACTCAGCCTCCATGCTTTCCATGAGATCAAGGCAGCACTGGTTGAGAAACCCCACTTCCAGTAGTTCAGCCCGCAACCTTTGCCTCAGTACCTCGTCCATCCCAAGGTTCCTATCTACTACTCGACATCAGACTTTCGGAACGTGGCAAAAACGAGAACGCCATCACAACTACCTATTCAGGTAGTGGATACCGCGCTTTGATCGCCTGGACAGCTGCGACCCATGCCGCCAGGTCCGGCTCGGCGCCAGCGGCTATGGCGTCAAACTCGGCCTCCAGGCGCAGCGGGTCGGACTCGGTGCGATAGGCCTGGCGCCGCAGCTCCTGGACCTCGGCGAGGAGGTCGTCGGGATGGAACGCCAGGTCGCTGACCGGGACGCCAGCGAGTGCTGCGGCCTCGTCCAGCGTGCCATCCCATTCCGCGAAGAACTCGCCTTTCAGTAGAACTCGTTTCATGGTCATGCGCTTGCTCCGTTGATTGTCAGGATGGGTGCAACATGGATACCCGGATCGACGAGGCCACCGAACCACGCCGGACAGGCGAGCGCGATCTGAGCCCCTGCGGCCGCGTAGATATACGGGCACGCGTTGTCATAGCCGTTATACGACTGCATCGAAAACCTGAGATGCACCCACTGGCCCGCCGGCAACACAACTCCCGGAGCGGCCACAGCCCCATTGATCCAAAGGCGATGGGTCGTATAGGGCGCAGAGGAGATATGAGCCGAGCCGCTTTCGACACGCAGCCACATGACGACAGTCGCCCATGCGCCCGCGTTGAAAACTGTTTTGCTGCCGTTTGAGCAGCATAGATACCGCGTAACCCCATCCGCGCCGGCCGAGCCGGTAGTTGTCTGTGTCCCCGCTGTCAGCACTGTCGTGAAGAACTCGACCCCGTACCTTGAAACGGATGTCCAGGTGCGGCCCATCGCAGCCAGCAGTGCTTGCACCCGCGCATTGAGCGCCGGCCCTGCCCCACCATTTGTGCTGTTGTCGAATGCGAACTTTCCCCCATCTGCGAGGCTGGCGCCGTTCCAGCCATTGATGAAGGTGCTTGGAGTCCATGACGTTGTGAACATCGTACTCAGCGGATTGGCTGCGGTTCCCGCGAAGCGACCCATGTCGGGCATCAGGTTCATGAACGGCAGAACGTTGAGCGCCGATTTCGCCGCCGATCCCAGCTCCGCCCAAACACCGTTTTCGCGGGCATATGGCTTTCCATCGCTCGGCGCGTCGGCCATTCCGCCCACCAGCTCAGTCCAGGCGCTGCCGGAATACTCATACGTCTTGACCTGGCCGCTCGGCGTCGTCTCGTTCGCCACCTGCACCCGCCAGCCCAACCTGGGCGGCATGTACTCCCAAATGGGCGTGGTCGCACCCGTTGCCCACCAGCGCGCTAGGCGGTTCTGATTGGAGCCGGCGCCAGTGAAAATGTACGTGTCCCCCTCGGCCTGGCCGGTTGTGGGCAGTGTGGCGACGCGCCCCTTGACGACCGGTTGGCGCAGGAAGTCATCCCAGCGCAACATGCGGATCAGTTCGTTGTAATGCCCCTCACCGGGGGCGCCACTGATCAGCAGGCCGGTATTCGGTCCCATATAAAGAGTCATTGTGCTAAGCCTCCAAGTTCCTCGCCGAGGCGGAAGCCAAGGCCGTGTCGTTCGATTGTGATATCGTGTTGCTGCCAGCTCTGCAGACCGTCGCGAACGCTGAACAGCACGATGCGCAGCACCGGCAGCAGCCCATGCGCTATGTCGTCCTCCAGCGGGTAGGTCCAGGTCGTGCCGGTCAAGCCGGTGTACGACTTCTTCAGGCTGGAACCGCTGTAGATGCTCAGCGTGTATGTCGTGCCAGCTTCCAGCGATATGCTGCTCGCAGACGAGTCAACCAGTTGATCGGCCTGCAGCAGCCGGTTGCGGTGCGCCCACGACACGGTCAGCACACCGTAGGTCTTCGTCGGATACGCCACACCACACACCAGCACCCGGCCAGGCGCATAAGGCCGCGCCTGGCGCTGGTTCATTCGCAGCGAGTCGACCGGCGCGAGGCTCTCTGCGAGCGTCGCCGAGCTGGTGCGGCTCAGCAGCTTCACGTTCACTGTCTCGCCGGTCACGTACTCACGCGTGTCCTCTGTTGCCCAATCCTCGTAGAACCAGATCAGCGCGCCGGCCTCATGCGGCGCTGGCACCGTATCGACGCATCCCCGCGCGAGCACCGCGGTGCCGGCCGCGGCGTTGATCGCGTCGACGCGGAAGATCTCGTCATCGATCATCGCGGCCGAGCCCACCTCGACGAGGTCAAGGTCAACCCCTTGGACAAGCGTGACGCTGACGCTGGTCAGGCCCCGGCCGATATCTGCTGAGATCGTCGCGACCGGGCAGAAGTCGCCGGACGTCCGCTCTTCGAACGATGCAGATCCCACGCGGCTGAGCAGCGCGTAGTTCATCTGCAGGCCGGACGGCCGCATGCCCAGCGCCGCGAGGATGCCTGTCTCTGGCTGCAGTTGCGCCAGATCTGCATCGCTCAGTGCCGCCGCGAGATCACGGTACGGCGCCTCGATGAGCCTGCGGGTCGCAATGACCCGCGGGGTGCGGTCGGGCGGGGTCCAGTTCGGCGGCTGGACTGCGGACGTCCCGGCTGCCGGCAGTCCGAACACGTCTTCCAGCGCGGTGATGGCGATGGTGCCCCTCGTGAGGGTGCCATAGTCGATCTTTCCGGCGCGTAGGACGATCAGTTCGATCCCGCGCTTCCGGCTGCGAACGCAGAACACGTCGCCGGGGTTCAGCGCATAGGCGCGCCGATCGAGCCGCAACTGGAGCTTGCGGATAGCCGACGTCGACACGTTGCAGTCGCGCGCCGCCACCCTGCCGGCCAACTCGCCGGTCGGTAGGCCCGGATACTCCTTCGTCGTAGTGATCACGCCGCCGGCCGCGCGGATCGCGCCGGCATTCTTCGCACGGGCACGCCGGTCGGTGTTGGTGATCGGGTCGTGCCACACGACGACGAACTGGTTCGCCGTGCCGTCGAGCGATGTGATGCTGTCTTCGTCGATCCCGAGCAGCCCGCTGTCCTCATCGAATACGGGCAGCGTCGCGACGTCGTAGTCGTCACGGATCAGCCGCAGCGTCCAGAGTCCGGTCGAGCGGGAAAGGAACTGAGTGGCGCCAATGTGATCGAGGACGGTCTGCTCGAAGTTGTCCAACTCGTCTGCCACGCGAAACTTGAGGCACAGACCAAAGCCCTCGGCGAACAACGTATCTGCGGCCGTGCGATACGAGGCCTGGTCCAGCAGGCCGCGATCTTTGCCGCGGCCCCAGTCGCGGTTGGTCTGGCATTCGAACAAGATGTGGGCGGGGTTCATCGCCTTGACCTCGCCGCCGGCAAGGCTGATCACGGCCTTCTCGGGATACCAAACTCCACCGTCCCATCCGTTCAGCGCGCGCCGCCACCGGCTCATCCAGGCTTTCGGGTACTTGTTCATCGCGCAGAGTTGCCCGTCGAAGAAAGCAGTGGTGACGCCACGGAACGCGGGCACCAGGCCACCTACCATCGCCGCCAAGCGAGGATTCACGGATTGGTCCGGGGCGCCGAACATGACGTCTAGCGGCCCGGCGATGCCACCCTCCGCCTTGTCCCCACCGAACAACTCACCGGCCTGGATCTGGATGGTCTGGTTGCTCTTGACCGACCCCTTCCAAGCGGTACGGTCGCCGGCCTTGATCTCGACCATCTCGTCAAGCGGGCCTCTCGCAAACCCCATGAGAATACCCATGTAGTAACGCCAGCCCATCGTTTGCGCTTTGCTACGGCCGCCCATTTCCCGCCTCCGCACGAGCGTGGTTGACAAGGCGTAGGGCCAGCTCGTCGCCGGTAGCTTCCAGCACCGATGCTGGCACTCCCTCGGCAACGAACCGGTGCCAGTCCAGGCCGTGGGCGTTGAACCAGGCCCTCGCACCGGATACGCAGTAGCCCGGTCGGCTGGTCAGCCCTGGCACACTGCGCAGATGCGCTGTTGTGATGATCAGATCCGTCACTTCTTCGACCCTTTCGATTTGACTGCCTTCATCCGCTCGTTACCGGTACCGAGGACGATCCAGTCCTCGATCCACACATCGCCGAAGATCACGTAGTGGCCAGTGCCGTCTTCGGTCTGAGGCAGATCTTCGGAAGTCAGCGCCTCCGGTTTCGGCTTCGGCGCTTTCGCAGAAGTAGCGCTGCTGATCAAATACGACGCGACCAGAATCGCGATTTGCACCCACATGGATGACTCCTACCACCAGGGATCGCCGTCGAACGGCGACTTGCCCGGAAGGAATGGCACTGCACCGCAGTTCGCTGTGTTGTTGAACTTGTCGTTGCAGGTTTGGATGAGCTGATCACATCCGGGGAACGCGACAGCCCGAGTACCAGGAGCCAACAGCGAGGTGCCACCCACCAGGACCAGGCGGTTGCCGGTGTGCTGCTGGATACCACGCTGCTCGATCACTCCCTGGCCGCTGTCCCACTCGACGTAGCCTCCGCGGAACCAAGCATCGGGGTAGCCGCCGATCGCGTTGCCGGCCCCCGTCACGCTGTTGCCATCACGCAACTCGACGGTGAACGGCACGCGGTATTGCTCGCGGTCTGCCCGGCAGTTGTGATCGAACACCGTGTAAGGGCACTCACGTCCCCATGCGAGGCTGATCGATGTACGCGGTTCTGTTCCGAGCAGCCGGCACTTGATCTGCACCCGGCTGTCGGCCGGCCAGTTCACCTCGTCGATCCTGCCCATCCACACCACAAGCCCCTGCGGTTCGTTCCAGTGGATGTCCCAGACGGTCAATGTTGGAGCCTTCGATGGCCGAGCGCCCCGGTACAGCTGCGCGACTTCCAAGTCGCTCGGGCCAGTAACCGTCATGATGTCGGCGCTGACCTGGCCGGTCATGCGCCGTCCATCATCGCTCACAGGCCGCGCCCGAAAGGTCATGTTGTTGAACTCGATGTCTCGATTCGCTGTTGTGTAGGTCCAACGGATCGGGCCGAGGCGGAAGTCGTACAAGCTGATCGCCTGGCCATCGGCGAGCGACCGCTCGCGATCACTGAAGCTCATCGCGTACTCCTCGGAACACCGTGCTGGCTGTGCTGATGCCGTCGGTGTCGGTTTCGTGGGTGATCTGCACGCTGTCGCTGTCTTGCCGGCAGAGGGTCATGAACGAGATGCGCGCAACGTCGCTCGGCCGGACAACTGTGCCGAGCGCGCTGTCGATCGCCATGCGCTCGACGTCGACGTTCAGCTCACTGACGTCGAGGATGCGCCGATGGAAGACCTGCCCGCCGTACAGCTCGATGCGGATATCACGCCGGCCGGGCGCATCAGCCCTGAAGAACCTCGCCAGGCCAACCAGCTCGACATCGAGGACGGAACTGGTCGCGGCCACTGTGTCGACCAGCACCAGGTCGGCGGCATGGGTCGGAATCCAGATCGCTTTCTGTCGGCCGCGCAGGGCGTACAGCAGGCTGCGCAGCGCCGCGTGCTCCTCTCGGCCCTCGGTCTGCCAGCGGAAGCCATGCACCGGGAAACCGACCCCAGCTTGGTCGGCGAATTGCGGCAGGCCAGTTTCGTTGTCCAGGACATCGAGCAGGCGCTGATACGACAGGGACAAGTCTTCTGACTCTTCGGGCCGACGATCGAGGACAGGCCAGCCCCGGTACGTTGCCGTCGGCATGACCTCCAGCCAGTCGCTGCTGTCCATCACCAGGAACCGCGCTTGTGCGCTGTAGAGGGTGTCGGTCAGCCGAGTCAGCGCCGGTTGCTCCGTCAGCTGTGCGGTGCGAATGGGGTACAAGCGGGAGCCGGCCGGCCAGCGCCGCTGAACCGGGCGCGCAAGCTGAATGGCCGACGCCGCCAGGTCCTGGATCTCCACGACCTCGTACTCGAATGCTGACTCACCGCGCAGCAGCGCAAGGCCCCCAGCACGAAAATCCCGCCAGCGGGTGTCGCACTCGACCGTTTGTGCGCCGGCCACGGTGACGCTTGCCAGCAGCTGGATGTCCGGCCACACCGGCAGCGCCCATATCCGTCCGCCCCAGCCGGCCAAGCTGAGATCGAGGAGCACTCGCTCGCGCCCCTCTGCGTAGAACTCGGCTTCGAATGAACGCCGGGGTGACAGGCGCAGCGATCGCCGTTGCTCGACTCCCGACGTACTGGTCAGCAGCTCGGTCAGCCACTCCAGCGACTCTTGAACACCTTCAGCCCAGTCCGGCGCGAACGTCCAGGCGATGATCCGGTTTCCGGTAATGACCAGGATCAACGGCTGTTCGTCCTGCAGTTGCCAGACGATGCGCGCGTCCACTACCGGCGGTCCATCCGTCGACACGGCCACAGTCCAGATGCGCTCCTGCAGCGCCGCGAACGGCAACGGCGGAGACGGCTGGCCGGCCAGGCTGATGCCATCGGCGGCGTCGCGATCGATCCGCGACAGGGTGCGGGGCGTGAAGTGGGCGTTCCAGACCGAGACTGGGCGCTCCTGTACGCTCACGACGTTCCCCAGATCCAATCGGCCAGGGATCAGCCAGATGCGGTTGTAGAAGTTCTCGGCCAGGTCGGACTGGTGAACTGCCGAGTACGCCGAGTGAATGACGTCAACCGGCTGGTGTGCCCCATAGCTGCCAGCCAAGGTCGAGGCGCTGGCCGAGCCCAGGGTGATGTCCTGGTTCATGTCCAGAGTGGAGATGTTTGGCGTGATGCCGGCAACGATCCCCTCCACAGGCTTCGGCACCTGGAACCCCGGAAACGTCGCCATTACTCGACCACCCGGAATGCATACCCGACCAGCGCGCTGGTGTTGCCGAAATCGTTTGCTGTTCCGCGCTGCAGCAAAGGGAAGACGCGCCAGGTGTCGGTTCCGATCGTGATCGAGTCCCCAGGCGCGAGGAAGTCCATCCGGCACAGACCGAAATCAGGCGCTTCGCCGATGTACCTCGAACGCTGCTGAGCGCCGAACGCATAAATTGCACACGGCACAACGTTGGTCGAGCTGTTCAGCTCGTTGGCGCTCGCGTCGATCAGCCCCACGTCGGGATGGTACTGACTGCTGTAGTTTCCGCGACCGGGGCCGACGACGCGCCGGGAGACGTTCGTTGTGTAGTCGAACGGCAGCCACTCCGGCGAAGGGCCGCCGTCAAGGCTGTCCAGCCGCAGCACGCTGCCGCCGCCACTGTACCGAATGTGGTAGCCATCGAAGGGGTGTGACGACCAATTGTTTGTCAGCGCTTGGCCAGGGGTATAGATGAACGAGCCGCAGACATACTGACCGCCTACATATCCCACACTGCGCTTATTGAGCGAACCGACCAACACAGGCCGGAACTGTCCGGCAGCGATCTCCACATGCAGGTGCAAGTAGGCTGCTGTGCCAAACAGGTGGTAGCGCGAGTACGGCCCGGCACTGAGCTGGGCCTCGGTTGGCCCAGTCGACGAATAAGGAGTGTTCTGTACTGAATTGCCCGGCTGCGCGTTCCACGCCTTGGAGTTGTCGAACCCTGTATTTCCGGTGAGTAGCCATTGATTGGTGCCGGCGTTGAATGACCAGTAGCCGTCGGCGTTGTGGCAGAGCCACTCTGATGCTGATGCACGATCGGTGACCCAGCCCAGGGTTTCAGCGTGGGCGCGGAGCTTGCCCAGCAGATCCGACGGGTTGTTCGCTGTTCCGGTGAAGTAGGCCATGTTCAGTCCGCCCTAATTGCGAAGAGCCAGGGATTGCCAGACCGCCACGCCGTCTGGAAAACAACGTGATCGACTCCGTTCTCGGTGATGACGTCTTCGGCGCCGGAGTTGAGCGTTGGCACGTAGAAGGCACCGTCGAAGTCACCGAGGTACCGGCGTCCCTCTGTTTCTCGGGTCACGAACGACAGCGCCTTCAGGGGGAACTTGCTGAAAGAGTCTCGGAGCTGGTTGATCACGCTTTCGCCACCGCTGCCGGTGTAGCGACCGCAACCGAGCGGCAGAAGGGTCCGATTGTTGTAGTCGGACTCGTTGTTGCTGTTCGATGCGACGGTGAAACCCAGCCAGCGGCCCGCCGGGTCGCGGACATAACAGCTGCGCTCCAACGGGCTGCTGATGCCCCGATGACGGTCGCTCACGTCGGACCAGCGGGCGGCGACGTCTCCGCGATACGACCCCACGACAGCCAGCGGATACGGGAACTGCGACGGCGGGCACGGCGGTAGGATGAAGCCAGCGCCGGCCGACTCGTAGATCGTCGAGACTTTCACGACGACCCAGAAGCGTCGGCCGTTGGCGAAGAACCAGTAGGGCATCGGCTGGTTCCAGCCCAGCAGTTGCACCCGCGGGCTGTAGTTGACGAACGCCGTCCAGAAGTCGCCACCCGGCGGCAGCGCGCCAGGATTGAACGCGGTACCGCCCATCAGCCGGACGTTGTAGTAGTCGAGCGCGGTGTCGCCGTAGGACTGGACGCCCATGAAGATGCTGTCTTCGCCGCCGAGGCCAGGAGCACGCAGGGTCACTTGGCGAATCGCGATCGCCGTCCCGGATGCGGGAATGGTGTTGTCGAAAACCTTCTCGTAGGCCTGGCCGGCTGCGACGAGCGTCGGGTGGGCGGTGAGGAACTGGACGAGTCGCTCGACCAGGTCGGCGTGATCAGCGGCTGTGCCGAATTCGGTGGCCATCAGTTGATTCCCAGTAGTTGTCGTGCTCGTTGAGGATCGCGGCTTAGTGTCAGCCAGAAGTTTTCCTGCCCAGCCTTACTCCAGGCGCCATCGACGATCCGTTGCGGATCGTCATAGACGTGGAGGTTCACGCTGTTTTTCAGGGTGGTACCGAGGTTTTTCGCAGGCTCTTGTAGGCGCGAAGCAGCCAGGCCCGGAGCAGGCATTGCGGGTGCGGGAATGCTGGCTATGCCGCCCGTCGCGTGCCGCACAGCGCCGGACCAGTCATGTAGCGCCGCCCAACCACGCTTGTTGATGTCCAGGAGCAGCGGGGTCATGCCCGGCTGGGTTGCGGCCGCGGCCCTGATGACGACTTCCTGATCCGAAAGCCAGGCTGGGATGCTGTCGCTTGTTGGAGTCCCAGGGCCGCGGACCTGGCCGCCCTCGGCGAACCCGAACATGCTTGTGATCGAGGACCACCACCCGCCACTACCGGCAGCCGCACCTGCCGCACCGGCACCACTGGCAGCGGCACCTGCTCCCTTTACCCCATTCGCCAGCGCAAGACTCCCGGCGGCACTCTGTAGAGCAGCTGCGCCAGTAACCAGCGTTCCTCCGGCCGCAGCCAGAGCCCCCGCAGCCGATGTCACGGCCGCGGCTCCCGTTACCATGCTGGTGTCTTGCTCACCTTGGCCGAACAGACTCATGAGCCCTGCTGTAGCCTTCTGGGCCAGCTGCTGCGCGGCAACGTCGGCCAGCGATCGGCTAACCGCCTGCAGGAACGAAACTGCGGCCTCCTGCAGCGACAGGGTGCCATCGGCGAGACCGCGCAGCGC